GCTTGTGTTTGTTTGAGGCTAAGAACGTGACCGCTTTCCAGTTCAATCAACTCGATGTCGATGTAGTCTGGCGGTATTGATTTGACTGTTGGGAGGTGGATGTCTTCATCCATTTGGTTGAACCTTTCTTGCGGAGGAGGGGTTCAGCCCCGTGTGGGGGGAGTGGTTGGCAGATGGGACATAGCCTGTCCTCATCGACCAGCCCCACCTCTTACTCCTCCCCGACGCCCATTTGTGTCAAGTTAAATCTCGCTATCAATATCGGACTGTAGTGATAGATATTTTCTATACGACAACGATTACAACGTGTTGTAGGCTGTTGTTGACCGCACCCTCGGAGGACTAAATGCCTGAACCCCTGTCGAAGTCTGCTATTGACCGCTCAATCAAGCAGAATACCGCTAAGCGTAAAGTCCTTATGAACGCCAAGCGGAAAGCCAAAGCCAAGCATGTGAAACTGATGAAGAAGCTTCGTGGCGTCTGACGGGCTACTCATGAACCAAGCCTGCGCAAGCTTGTCTTGGCCTTTCGGTGAGTATCCCTGACGCGTCAATTGGCTAAACCCTGCGAATGCGGAGAACAGGTTTGTCCTGTTCATTGCCGATCGACCTGCGTCGTGCCGGCTCCCGCTCACCCTGCGCTGCTGCGGACTTTCTGCGAAAGCTCCTGCGCGCTTGTGTTCGTTCGAGTTCGCCCGTCCCTCCTTGGTCTTCACTGTGTTGAAAACACACACAGGAACCCCCGTGCGGATTTTCCCTCCGGGAGGCCATGCGGATGATGCACCGTCAAGGACTGCAACTCATTTAACCCAGACAAGCTGGGCCGCTTCGCTAAAATGAGCTTTGCCAGCAAGCTGGTCGCCCCAAGAGGCGATCCCTGACCGTTCCTTCGCTATGCTCAGTGCGATCATCCTCATGTCAGTCGTCGGCCATCGCACGGGTATTCTGTGCGTTTGTAAATGGAGAACGACATGCAACAGAAATTTGAATTCATCGACATCGATCCACGCATCACCGACGCTGAATTGTGGGAAGACCTGATCTTGATCGAAGACGATTATGATCCGCTGCCGCTGCCCAAGCTATCCCAGTCAGTCATTCACTTGAGCGATGAGGTGCCATTCTAATGCACTCACTGTTTTTAAACACGACCTTGAAAGGACACACTATGAAAACGAAGCAAATCACAATCAACGTACCGACAATCACCCTCCCAGCAATGCCCAAGCTGCCCACATGGAAGCGCAAGGCAGTGAAAATGCCAACATCGCAGGATCACATCAACGAAGACTTCATGGGACGCATCGAAGACCTCGAAGCAGACTGTGAAGCCTTGAGGCAGGCACTCGCATCAACGCTCGAATTGATGAAAAAATAAAACAAAATAATCGCTGCATCCACGCAGTGAGATCGTCAAGGCAACCTGCTGAAGCAGGGGCGCAAGCGCCGCCTTGACCATCACCCCGCTTAGTCTGCTGACGCGGGGAGTTATCAACAAATATGAAAAATAAATGGAGAACGAAATGTCTAACTTGAACGCACTGAACAAAGCTGAACTGATTGAAATTGCAGAGAATGCACAGGCTGAATGCGAAACGCTGAACAACAAGCTTGATGCAATCGACGTCTACACCGCGATGGACATCATCGCCAACCAGTTCAATGATCCACGGTTGCAGTTTGACCGCCAGCTTGGAACTGAAGTTGAGGTCAACGGGATGGCTTTTGTCCAAAAGAATATCCTCGGATCGATAATCTACGGTCTTGAGAAGAAGCACGATTGGTTCTCAGACAAGCTGCGTGAAGACCTCGGCAAGGTTGAGAAGGCGCACCGCCAAGTCGTCAACGATGAGCTAGGTATGCAGCAGTTGGAACGCATGGTGATGTTCGCTGAGAACCGCAAGTCAGAGACAATTGCAATCGAGCAACTGTTGCAAGCCGCCAAGAAGTCTCACGTTGAGCATTGTGGCGAAGAATGGATGCCCTATGTCGCAGCGCCGACCGGTGGTCAGAACAGTAAGTCCAACGAACTTGAGCGTCGGATGGCAGCGATGGGCGTAAAAGCCACACTGTCACCAACAAACACTGACGGAATTCGCGACCTTGATGAGGTTGCGGGTAAGTAACGAGTACCGCTGGCCCCGCAGGAATGTGGGGCTGGCATTCCCCTGTAACCTGGCCTGTTGTCCCACAACGACAGGTCAGGCCCCTATCCCGCTAAGGCTTCGCCCAGACGTTAGCCAAGCGCCACAAACGCCAAAATTGGAGAATTTAAATGGACCTCATCATGATCAGCGCAGTTGCATTTATGACTGCCCTCGCTTGCCTTGTTTTCGCCTTTCGCGTCTTCAACTTTCAAATGCTGATGCGCGCACACTGGATGGTGGACATTGTTGTCACTGCCGCATTGATGATGTTCTTCTCTGGCACCCTCCAAGGAACGGTTATCGCCGCAATGGCTGGCCTCATGTTCTCAATCTTTATGACAATGGGTCGCGTAGCCCAGAAAGGTATTTCAAATGTCAAAACTCACAGACCTACAGACGGAGTTCGCATCGCAAATCGTGACGTTGATGCAGCAAGACGGGCTGAACTGGACAAAATCTTGGGCATCCTTAAACCAGCCCATGAACGGAAATACGGGCCACGTTTATTCGGGCATAAACGCAATGATTACGGGTTTATGGCTTCACCAGAATGACAAAACGGACCCTCGTTTTCTCACGCCTAACCAAATCAAATCCCTCGGAGGTCACATCAAGAAGGGATCGAAGACAATCCCAATCGTGTTCTACAAATCTGGCGTGAAGGAACAAGAAAACGGTGACATGAAGTCGTATCGCACGATGCGCTTCTACCGCGTGTTGCACGTTTCTCAAACTGGCAACATCAACCTTGATCACCTAGAGCCTTTGCAAGAGCGCCAAAAACGAACGCCCGAACAAAGCTTCACAGACTACGATCTGTTCGTTACAAATTGTGGTGTCCCTGTCACCCATAATGGTAGCCAACCAATGTTCATCCCTGCTTTGGATCAAATCGACCTTCCTCCTATCTCAGACTTCCTTGATGATGATGAGGCCGACGCAGAAGAACACTACTACAGCACCTTGTTCCACGAGCTGACCCACGCGACTGGCTCCAAACACCGCCTTGATCGTGTTTCTCTGCGTGATTACAGCAAAGCCATCAGTATTCGTGCATATGAAGAACTGATCGCAGAAATCGGCAGCGCCATGATCGGTCAAAGCCTTGGCTTGCAGACGATCCCGCGCAAAGATCAGGCCGCTTATCTCAAGTCATGGATCAAGCACCTACAAGATGATCACTCGCTGATCTTCAAAGCCGCAGCTGACGGAAGCAAAGCCCTTAAATGGTGCAACGAACAGCAGCCGGCTATCGCTTACAACATCGTATCTGCTGCATGACCCAAGTACGGCTTGTCATTGAACGGGACGGCAAGAAATCTCTTGTCTATCTGTCCGAAGATGAGCTGTGCGTCATGGTCCACGCATTGACCGCGTATAAACCCTTAAAAGCATGGTCAATACACCACACAAAACTCGTCCACATCTTTCAACGCATAACCAAAGGAATGCTTTATGACACCGCTATCCCCCTCACCAAAAGAAATTTTCGACCGCCTAAGCGCAGCCGCAATTAACATCGAAGAAAAGGGCTATGAATCGTCCTACTGCATTAGCCGTATGGATACCCACGATCCTGATTACATGACCTGCTACTTGTATTACCGAATCAACTACAACAGCGACATGCAAAGCGTTTATGTGCGTGTTTACTTCGATAATTTTGAAGCAGACCTTGTTGCTTTCGAAGCACAATGCCTCGCTATCGAAGACGCTTCTGAGGGTCGCAAGACACAAGCCATTCTAAAGCTGGCCCGCCTGACAGAAGACCTCAAAGAACTTGAGATCGATGCCGAATTGATCACGCCAATCTTTGACAAGATCAAAGAAATGTCCGGAATGCTGATCACTCACCAACCATATGCAAAGGAGGACGATTAATGTCCCAGCCAAAATGGCCCATGTCCAAGATGGACGTTGCCCCTGAAAATCCACGCAAGTCCCCCGAAAACCTTAAAGGGCTTGAGAATTCAATCCGCGAAGTCGGTGTCCTGAACCCTCTCATTGGCTACATCGAAGGCGACATCTTCTTTGTTGTGGGCGGTCAGCGCCGCCTCCTCGCATCTAAAGCTGTCTTGGAAAACGAAGACCACCCACTCCCCATCAATGAAATCAATAAGGGCGAAGCCTTCCAAGTTGGCCTTATCGACAACCTTGTGCGCGAGAAAATGACAGAAAGGGACGTTATTCGACTGCTTTCCGGCGAACATTTTGCCAATGCGCCAGCAGAAGACATCCAGCGCATGATCGATCGCCCGCTTCCGGTGATCAAACGCTGCAAAGCCATGTCTGAACTGCCGGCACACATCGTTGACGCCTATCTCAGCGATGAAATCAGCTCCGAGCAGATGCAAGGCTTGGTTTACTTCATCAAAGACCCTGAAACTCTTGAAGATTGTTTCAAGCGTTGCAAAAATCAGAACTGGTTTGGTCTCTCAAACATGACTGCGATGGCGAACGAAGGGTTCAGCCAATTTTCACAGCGCAAATCTGCCGACTGGATCACGGCTCAAGACTACATCGATGCGGATGGCAAATACACGCGCGACTTGTTTTCCGATGAAATCCAGATCAGCGACTATGACCTTGAGGAACGTCTGGTCACAAAGGCTATCCTTGCCAAAATGGTCAAGCAGATCGAGGCTTGGAACAAAGAATGGGGCTTTATTCGCCGCGTAAACCAGATTTATGACCTCAAAACATATTCTGGCACGCCTGTCATGACCGAAGAAATGCGTGGTCGTTTTCTTGATATTGAAAACGCGCTTGAAGATGGTGATCCGGTCACAACCGAAGACGAAGCCTTCTTCAAAGAGTTTGAAGGACGCACATACGAGCGTGAATTCAAAGAAGAACACACCAAGCTTTTGGGCATCGCCTACTCAATCGCCCCCAGCAACGAACTTGGCTATATGGTGCGCGAAGGCGTTATCCCCGACGACGAAGAAGGCATCCAAGCCTGTATCGACGCGGGCATTTTGGAGACCAAGCGTCAATTGGAAGAAACCGACGAAGCGCCACAAACCGAAAACTATCCTTCTCGTGTTCATTTTGACTTTTCCAAGATCAAAATGCTCACCGACATGAACGAGCAGATCAAAGACCCTGCTCAAGTCATGCGCCTGTACCTTCTTTCATGCCATGACAAATGGGGTGGCGCGTTTAACATCACGCACACATCTGCCGATCTTGAACTGACAACCGGTACGGCGTTTCACTCAAGCATTGCTTGGGACAAAGCCGAAGCCGCTTACATGAAATCCTTTGAGGTTGATGTGACCGACACCAAAGCTTTCACGGCTTCTGAACTAAACAAGGCTTTGGCCTACGTCACTCTGCTGACCTATCGTGAACGCCAGACAATCGATCCAGAACTGGTAAAGACTTACTGGCAACCAGACGAAAACTTCTTCTCTGCTTTGAAGAAAGATCAGTTGGTTCGCATCATTCATGAATGCGGTCACGACGCAGACGTTGCAGACAAAAAAGGTTCTCTTGTCGATAGAGCCTTAAAGTTCGCAATTGAGAAAAAATGGTTCCCAGACTTCTAATTTTGTGACATCATTTCATCTCCTCCTTCCGCCAAACTTCCTCGTTGTGGCTTTACCCCACAACGGGGTTTTTTTTGGGAAATTTCCATGACCGCTCATAAACCTCACAAGGATAAAACTATGGCTCAACAAGCTGCCATTGCGCAGAAGCCTACAAAGGCACAAATAACCCTCTCACGCCCCCTCAAATACGACACCATCCTCAAACTCGAAGACAAAATCCAAGAGCTTCGTTTGCAGAATTTTACTTGGGAACGAACCGTTCTTAGACAAGCAGACGAAATCAAAGACCTTCGCAATCAATTGCTTTCCCTCAAATGACCTCCCCCACACAGCGCAGCATCAAAATGCTAAAAGATGATGGATGGGAGGTCGCCATTGTCGAAAAATGGAACCAGTTTGCCAAAATCCGGCAAGACCTCTTTGGCTTTGCCGATCTTCTTGCAATGCGCCCAGGCGACAAACCTCAACTGATCCAAGTCACGACCACGGGCATCGCCTCACGGATCGACAAGATCAAGAACGAGCCACGCGCCCTCACAGCCCTTCTCAGTGGCTTTGATATTTACGGGCATGGTTGGCGCAAAATTAAGGTCAAGCGCGGTGGCAAAGCGATGAGGTGGGAGCCACGCATCATTCAGGTCACAAAGGACGATTACCCATGTCTATGAACGCGCTGAGATACATATCGCACACTCGCACACAGTCGCCCTTAGACAAGCTTGTCCTGTATGTCCTAGCAGATGCCCACAATGACGACACAGGCTTCTGTAACCTCGCTATATCAAGCATCGCGGCCCTTACATCGATGCCATCCAGCCAAGTGCAAGCGTCATTGTCCAGACTGACACGGGGCGGAACCCTTTCGCGCCACAAAACAAATTATATCTTCGTCGGTTTAGACGATACGCCTGTTCCACTTCCCTCAACGTGGCGACCATCCCAAGAAACCCTCACGATCCTCTTGGAAAGGTTCCCGCTTCACAACTTTGACCCATTGGATTTCGCTCATGACTTCATCAATTATACCGCCAGAGAAAACATCAACATTCGTCCAGCTGACTGCGACGCAGCCTTCCTTCGAAACGCCTCATCAATCCTTGAACATCGCAAGTCAGGACCAGCTCCAATCATCGTTGGAACGTCACGAACTCAAAAATCTTCGGTACGCTCTATCCTGTCTGGGATGCGTTAGTTCTGGTTCACTCGATTACGCTGGCATGAAAGCCTTCGAGCGTGATCAAAAAGTCAAATATCTTGGCTACTTTGACGGTTTTACCCAATACATTCCTCTCAGCGTCACAGTCGCAGGCATGACCGAGATTGTTGATGTGCTATCTGACCCCGGCCAAAACTCAGACCAGATCAAAAACGCCATTTATGAACTTTGGCTGACCACCAAGCATGAGAAGTTGAGCGAAGACGATCGCACAAACCTTCTTGGAATCTACTTCACCAAGCTGAAAATGTATCCGCCGCAAAGCGTAGCGTATGTGTTGCGCGATTTTGGCGACACAGCGCACTTCTTCCCAAGCTGGGCCGAGATTAAAATCGTTCTTGATCAACAATCAGGCTGGCGCAACCAACTGATCCGCTGCCTTCGCGCTGTGGCAAAGCAAGGAACGTCCAAGTGAAAAACGAAAAAGAAATCCACAACATGATCATGAACATCATTGTTCAGCTTCCAGACAAAATGAGTGAGCATAAGCTTGTTTGTCTCTTTAGCGGCATTTTGCAATCTTACGACATGACGCCCCATACTCAGCTGAGTGTCATTAAAGGCATGACCCTAATTCTTCATGACATCGCCAAGGGTAACACCGCTAAATACTCATCTTTCAAATCCTCAAACAGAAAGCATTGAAAATGGATCAAGCATATCGCGCGACATCAATCACCTCGTCCGACGCCAAAGACATCATCGCGGGCAACTACCTGCACCTCTACAAACTCAAGACAGGCGAGATTGAATTCCCTGATTTGTCCGACAACTTCCCTGTTCAGCTTGGCCTCTACACCGAGCCTTTCCACCTCGATTGGATTGCCCGCAAGCTTGCTGACGAATATACCGATGTGAAGTGGTCAAAAGACACTGGCGACAACCAGCACGAAGCCATTTACCTGCACAAAGAAGTCAGCACAGGCAAAGTCGCCAAGCTGATCTCGCACCCAGACGCGCTGATCAATCTGTCTGCTACAACCTTCCCCGTCGAAGTGAAGCACACCGGACGTTTCACCAACGCCGAAGACTGCGCCAACCATTACATGCCGCAAATCCAGCATCACATGATCTGCTGGGGCATCGACAAGCTGTTGTTCTCAGCAATCTGCAACAACGCCGAACCAGAGCGCATCTGGATCGGTGCAAGTGTTGACTGGCAACACCATTATCTCACCCGCTGTGAGACATTCTGGGGCTATCTGGACGACAAAATCCCGCCACCGCCTTCCAACTACGAAAGCGATCATCGCGTTGTCATGCCTCAGCCAATTCAGGACAGCGTACCGCTGGACAACATGACCCGCCGAGACATCAGCAAAGACAACCGTGCGCAGTCTCTTGTTCCTGAATTTATCACAACCAAAAAGGCCGCAAAGCGCCATGAGGAGGTTAAAAAAGAACTCAAAGAAATGATGGGTGCAACCGAGAAAGAATTGTACTCACCCCAACTGACGCTCAAGCGCGACAAGCGCGGCGCAATTCGCTTCACCGTAACGGAGGATGAATAATGTCCAATATGACAGAATGGGACAGCTGGTCCCAGACCGACAAAAACTACACCAAAGCCATCACAGGCAAGCAATACAAAGGCACGTCTGTAAACCCGACTTACATCGTCAGAAAAATCACTGACACCCTTGGCCCTATTGGCATCAATTGGGGCTGGGAAGTCGAATTTGATCGTGTCCGCGAGGGTGAGCCACATCAAGTCGTGGTCGAGCAATCGCAAGGCCCAGACAGCAAAAGCGTCAAGTACCAGATCATTCGTGAAACTTACCATGAAGTCTGCATCAAGTTCTGGCGCTACGATGCCAAAGGCGAAAAGTCTTACTTCTCGTCCTACGGCGGCACTGTGATGCTGCGCAAAACCAACGCTGGCAAGTGGTCTATGGACGAAGACGCAGCCAAAAAGTCTTTGACGGACGCTTTTACCAAAGCTGCGTCATTCATGGGTGTGTCGGCCGACATCTTCACTGGCGAAACGGACAACAGCAAGTTTTCCAATCCACCAGATGCACCACCTTCCTCCGCGCCTCCGCAGGGTTCAGCCAATGAAACCCAGGACCGCACCACCTCCAACCCCTTTTAACCCTCAAATTTTAGGAAATTCCTATGTCAGATCAGTACGACCAAAATAATCGCGGTGTCTTCTTCCAGCCGCACCCCGACCAAAACCTTATTGGGCAAGGTCGCCTTAACGCAGATGGCGCAGACAATCGCATCGTGATCGTCCGCGAGAAACTTAGCCGTGATGGCGATCCTGTCCGCTCTGTTTACATGCGCGTTGGCGTCTTGTTCGACAACGACAAGAAAGGCAACGACAAAGCCCCTGATTTGTCTGGCCCGCTCGACATTCCCGCCAACTGGCGCATGTCCGGCTGGAAAGGCACGACTGAAAGCGGTCAGCATTATGTCAGCTTGCAGGTTCAGCCTCCGTTCAACAAAGACGGTGGCGGTTCTGGCGGCGGCGGCGCACCAAAAGCCAATAAGGCTTTGGACACTGCCTTTGATGACGAGATTCCCTTTTGAGCAGCAAAACCTGTACCTCATGCAAGGAAACAAAGGAGGCGGCGGACTTTCAGGTTCGCCGCGCCAGCCCTGATGGCCTTACCGCCAGATGCAAAGTTTGTCTCGGAGCATACGAGGCCAAGCGTTATCAGGAACAACCGCACAGACGCGCTCATGCTCTTGCCTGTTCCCTATCTGCCGCTGGCGCAGCTTCAAAGAAGCGATGGAGAAAGCAAAACCCAGACAAACGCAAAGCACACAACGCAGTCAATAACGCCATCCGCAATGGCAAACTCAAGAAAGGACTATGTGAAATATGTGGATCAAACAAACTCATTCACGGGCATCACGACGACTATTCCAAGCCCCTCAATGTTCGCTGGCTTTGCCCCGCGCATCATTCTTTACAACATGCGTGACGTTCTAGTGTCTCCACTAGAATGCTCGATGTGCGGTGGCTTAGGTCACTGCACAATTCACGGGGCTGAACCGGACAGTCCGCAAGAACACATACCTTGTCCTGTGTGTAGCGGCTTTCCAATCACCGATCACACCTCTGACAGTCTTGGTCAGGCGGTCGATCAAGTTATTTTCAACTTTGATAGAATGATGATGGCAACCAAGTGGGACGCACACACTCGCGTTGCCGCCTCAGACAATTTGTTTGAGGCAATCAAGAAACTCAAAACAATAAGGGAATTCTAAATGCGACCGCTCGTATTCCTATTCGCCCTCGGCTTTGTTCTCGGATCAGCATCAATGATGTCACCGGCTCTTGGATTAGCCCTCACTGGCTTTTCCATCATTGCCCTTTTTTTCATAGTGCATCGCTCATGAACCCCTCAGATAGAAAGGATTTGACATGACCAATCTTGATCAGGTTGTCGAAGCTTGGCACAGCGGCGCTCCCGCAAAAGAAACAATTCAAAAGCTTGGCATATCTTTGAACAAATACATCAAGCTTGTTCGGCTTGGGCGGGATGCAGATCGTATCCCGCCTTATCGCCTGCATACTAATCCATATTGGATGCTTATTTCTCAGTTGAATGAGAAAGGAATTCGCCTTGGAACAGTCCGCGAAACCGCTCTTTCTTTAACCCGACCCGAACAAGAGTGGCTTTTAAAACAAGTCCCAGAAGACAGCACTGTTTCATCTATTTTAGCAGCATTTGTCAGGGACGCTTATCATGAGGAAGTTGAAAATGTCCTGCCACACCGAAACGTCACGATTGAAAATACAGGTGAGTGCTTTTCAAGCACACGTCGCCAAGCAAAATAAACGCATCGAACAACTCGAAGCCGAACTATTTGAACTCAAGAACGCACCGATCAGCTTCCTGTTGGATCAAGGAAAAGGAGAATAACCAATGAAAACCTTTATATCAGCCGCTGCCGTTGCACTCGCTTTAATGGCGTCCAGCGCGCAAGCAGAAACCTACGATCTCTCTACTCACGGGGCTTGGACCGTCGCTTACAACACAGATGGCAGCAATGGCCCGTATTGCGACATGACGACAGCGACCCGTGACAATGAACTTTTTGTCCTGACCGTGGACCCCTTCGATGAATACGATGTTTACTTCTCGTTCCCTGTGACCCGATCCCTGGGGCGGGAGATGCTTGCCGCTTGGGAGAACTACGAACTGGAGACCGTAGACGTCACCATTGGCCGCACGGATTGGGGTGCAACAATCGACCACTTCTCAATTCTACAGGACGGATCGGCTTTCATTATTGTCGAGCGTGTCACCTATGAATTCCGCGAAGCCATGTCGCGGGGCCGCTCAATCTCGATCCACCCTGACGTTG